ATTATACTAGTAAAATATATTAATATTATTATTGCTTTTTTATACCAGTAATATCACTTACTTTATTTAAAGAATTAGTTAAACTTTTTATATCAAATCCTCCTAACATATTCTTTGCTCCTTCTATCATAGGTGCCATTTGTTGCATAGTATTAAATAAATTTTGTTGTTGTGACATAAGTTTTTGAGTATCGTTTGTTAGTTGTTGAATAGAATCACTGCCTAATAATTGGTCTAAGTTTTGATATGATTGTTCAATTGTTTTGGCATAATCTAATCTTGGACCAAAATGTTCTGATGTTTTGGAACTTTGCTTTTTAGACATGCTAGAACCTACTCCCGTTGGAGCATTTGTATCTGTATCTGTGTTGTTTAAATCTTGATTATTTGGGTCGAGTGATGGAGTGGTTTGGTCATTTTGAACAGAAGGAATAGCATCAGCAATTTCAGGGTCTACATCTGTAATTTTATTTAATACCTTTTGTGTGAAACCATTAGTTGTAGTTTTTGAATTATCAGTATCAGTTGTATCAGGCGTACTTGTTGTCTGACCTTCTAAACCTTCACGCATTCTTTTATTAACCATTAAAAAATTAGTAGCAATTATCGCAACTAATAATATTACTGCCATATTTTTACTAAATTGATATGTTAATATACTTACTAATGTAAAAAATATAATTGCATTTATTTTGTTAGTAACCATATAACCCAATACATTTGTAGAAGCTAAAAATACGATAAAATACAAAAAGTATTTGTTAGTTAATAATTTTGAACTTTCGTTTACAAAACTCATATTATATATATAATGTTTAAAAAAAAATTGAATAAAAATTATATATATATTTATTATTCAATAAATAAATGTATAATAACAATGCGATTAATAAACAACATTATTTAATGTTATGTGAACTACATTATCCGGGAAGACATGGTAAAACAGAAGATAGTGACCCAAATATTGAAACCCATTATTTAGTATATGATAGGTTTGATGCTAAAACTGGAATATCATATAGTCATTTAGATGAATATGAAGAATATGATACTGATACTGATTATGATACTGATTCGGAAGATGAATATAATATTAATACATTAATAAAATTAAATGATGAAATTAAATGGTTACAACAACAATATTCAAATTCATTTAATACTCTTTATCTTGAAAATCATCCAACAATAAGAAATTATCATAATATTATTAAACATCCAAATTATATTAAACTGGAAATAGGGGAATATATTATTCTTCCAACACAAGAGGCAATAGCAATTTTAAAAACATTTTGGTTACGTATAATTCAAAAAAAATGGAAAAAAGTGTATCAAGAACAAAAAAATATAATTAAAAAAAGATGTAATTTAACAAATTTATATAAAAATTTGCCTGGACTAAAAGGAATGTTAAGTGATCTTAAAAATAATTCAAAATATACTTTTTAAAATATATTTTTTTTAGATTTAGTTTTAGATTTAGATTTAGTTTTAGTTTTAGATTTAGAGTTAGACCCTGACAACCTATTCATAGAAGAACTATTTGAATTGGATTTTCTGCTATACAAATAACCACCGCGCATTTTTTTTGTTTTGCGTCTTCTTCTTTTACCTCCAACAGTATTTGTGCTAAGAAGTTGTTGTAATTCTTGTTCTATTGCTGTTAAATCTTCTTCATAAGGAGCCATAGTTGGTATATCGGAAACTATTTGAGAAATTATTTGAATATGTTCTAATAACTTTTGATTAATTTTTGTTAATGCTGTCATTAATTTTGTAATTGACTCTTGAGCTATTGATAAATCTCTACTTAACTTATTTCTTTCTAATTCCATATTTCTTAACTCTTCTTTCCTGGCTTGTAACTGGTTATACAACTCTGTTGGATTTGAAGGGTTATTTACATCATTTTGTTGACGGGCATCAGCAAGTTTTTGTTGTTCCTCAGCCATAGCATTTGCTAACTCTTCATCATCGTCATTTGACTGATCTGCGTTTGATTGTGCCTCTTGTAATGCTTGATTTAATCGTTCTATTTCTTCATTTAATTCTGCTATTTTGGAATTTAAAGAATCAAGTTCTATTTGTTTTTGACTTATTTGTTCATTTTGTTTAGATTGCTGTTCATTTAATTGTTCAAATTGTGCTTTATAATTGTTTATATCTTCTTGACATTTATTAAGTTCTGCTTGTTTTTGCTGTAATTTTTCTGCATTTTCAGCAAACTTAGGTTTTAACTGTTTAATTAATTCCACGATATTTCGAATTTTTTTTAATAACGCTTCAGTAAAAACAGCATTATTGTTTTGTAATGATAAAAGTTTTTTTTTAATATTTGTATCAATTGTTGCTTGGTTTGCGTCTATTTCGTTCAATAGATTATTAACTTGTTCGGTCGACATTTATATATTATATAAATATTTTATTTTGTTAAATCATCTAATTCAGTCTTAACTTTGTCAATTTCTTGAATAATATTTTTGTAGTCGTGGTTGGCTGTTCTTCGTTGTTCATCTATCAAATTTTCAGTTTTAATTAAATCGTTTAAATATTCCTTAAGCATTATAAGCATTTTATATTGTTGTTGTTTTTCATTAAGAATATAATTATAATATTTCAAATAGTCTTTAGTAACGCCATTTAAAAAATGATTAATTTGTTGTTTTTTATCTAAATCTTTTTTTTTTTTAAGTAACAACTTCTTTTTATTGTTGATTTCAGTTTCAATTTGTAATAAATATAAATCTCTTTCACCCAATGTTAAAATCATTCTTATTTTAATAAGTTATTAAATTTTAAATTTTAAATATATAAAAAATAAATTTAAAATCTATGGTATATATAATTTAGGATGTCAAAGAACAATTTAGAACCATTATTAACTCCAGACGAGAATAGATTTGTAATGTTTCCAATTAAATATGAAGATATATGGAATATGTATCAAAAACAAGTAGATTGTTTTTGGAGACCAGAAGAAATAGATTTATCTAAAGATTTGTCGCATTGGGATGCTCTTGATAAAGACGAACAATATTTTATTTCTATGATTTTGGCATTTTTTGCTGCGTCTGATGGAATTGTTTTGGAAAATTTGGCTCAAAGATTTATGAGCGATGTCCAAGTATCAGAGGCGAGAGCATTTTATGGGTTTCAAATAGCAATGGAAAATATTCATAGTAATACATATAGCAATTTAATTGAAACCTATATAAAAGATAAGGAAGAAAAAAGTAAATTATTTAATGCTATATCAAATTATCCTTGTATAAAAAAGAAATCTGATTGGGCGCAAAAATGGATACATGATAATAGGTCAAGTTTTGCGACACGTTTGGTAGCATTTGCTTGTGTAGAAGGTATCTTTTTTTCTGGTGCGTTTTGTAGTATATTTTGGTTGAAAAAGCGTGGATTAATGCCAGGACTAACATTTAGTAATGAACTTATTTCACGAGATGAAGCACTTCATTGTGAATTTGCGATATTATTATATTCAAAATTAATTAAAAAAATGGATAAAAATCGGATTCATGACATTATTAAGGAAGCAGTTGAAATAGAAATAGAATTTATTTGTGAAGCATTGCCGTGTAGATTAATTGGGATGAATAGTCAATTGATGACGCAATATATAAAATTTGTTGCCGATCGTTTATCTGTTCAATTGGGATACAAAAAGATTTATAATGTGACAAATCCTTTTGACTTTATGGAGTTAATTAGTCTTGAGAATAAGTGCAACTTCTTCGAGCGTCAAAATGACGCTTATGCTCTTGCCGATAAAACACAAAGCAATGAGGATTTCGCATTTACAGATGATTTTTAATAATTAAAACATTGAAATGTTATAAGATATTATAAGACATTATAAGACACTTAAAGATAAAATATATAACTAAAATATGCCAAAAGTTGAAATAGATTATACTCAAACAATTATTTACAAGATATGTTGTAAAGATACTTTAATAACTGATATATATGTTGGTCACACTACTAATTTTACAAAAAGAAAAAATGGTCATAAAACTTCTTGTTCTAATGAAAATGATAAAAAATACAAACAATATGTCTATGAATTTATTCGTCAAAACGGGGGGTGGGAAAACTGGACAATGTTACAAATTGAAAATATTAAATGTAAAGATAAACGCGAAGCTGAAGCAAAAGAACATTATTGGATAGAATATTTGAATTCTAGATTAAATTCTAATAAACCTTATGCAAAATGTAAAGAAGAACCAAAATTATATAAACACGATTGGTATGAGGATAATAAAGATTATATTCTAGAAAAAGCAAAAAATAATTACGAAGAGAATAAAGAACAAAAAATAAAATACCAAACACAATACGCCCAAGAAAATAAAGAAAAAATATCAGAGTATCATAAAGAGTACCAAGAATTAAATAAGGAAAAACTGAAACAACAAAAAAAATATACAGAGAAGAACACAAAGAAGAAGCGCGTATTGCACAAAAAGAGTGGAGAGAAAAAAATAAAGAAATATTAAAGGAAAAGGCAAAAGAAAAACAAGGTGAAACAGTGAATTGTGAATGTGGTGGTCAATACAATTTTGTAAATAAAGATAGACATTTCAAAACA